TTTAACTTGCAAATCAAGGACATAACAGACGAGTTGTCCTATGCTGATTTGGCATACCTCAAGCATGAAATCAAGCGTAATGACCAGGAGATTGCAGATGAAAGAACCTGAAGATGAGGCTTTTGAAGAACTTGCCAAGCGTCAAGGTGATTGGGGCTTACAGGGTTCACGCAAGCACCAGATCATTCGATACGCTGAGAACAATGCCAGAAACGAAGTGATTGAAGAAGTCGCCCAACACATTGAGAAATGCACTCTAGCGTTTGGCAAAGACACCATTCAATCGTTTACTGTTTATATCAGAGGAATGAAGAAATGACAAAAGAACAAGCCCTACAAATCATCAAGCTGTTGTCAGCGGTTGAATCATGGTCATTTTCAAACGAGCGCCGAATGCCCGACTACTTGTATGAACGAATTGATGAAGCTATGACCTTGTTGGAACAAGAGGTGCTGAAATGACACCACAACAATTGCAGGCCATGAAGCTGGCACTTGAGGCGTTGGAGGCAGATGAATTAGACATGGTTGATGATGGCAGTGGCAATATGGTTTTCCGTAAAGAACAAGCCATCACCGCCCTTGAAGAAGCATTGGCACAGCCAGAGCAGGAGCCTGTGGCATGGGCAGACTTAAATGCGTTGTCTGAGCAAATTAACTCAGTTAATTGCGGAACGGTCTATCGACTTCCATCCGAAGAAGAAAATCGTCAACCCCTCTACTCAAAGGAACAACTATGAACAGACTAGAAGCGTTACAAGTTGCCATTGATTCACTTAAATACAACCAAGAAACAGGGGAGCTTGTGTGGGTCAAAGGTAGAAGCGACAGAGTTGGCAAGGTTGCTGGCAATGTGGACTCTAGGGGTTACAGAAAAATTATGGTTAAAGGCCATAATTTCAGAGCGCACCGCATTTGCTGGGTAATTGCTTATGGTTCAGAGCCAGCCAATGAAATAGACCACATAAATGGGCTGAAAGATGACAACCGATTGCGCAATTTAAGAGAGGCAACACGCTCTCAAAATTGCATGAACATGAAAGTGCGTTCTGATAACAAAAGCGGATTTAAGGGCGTTTATTGGCGTGAACACGCAAAAAGATTTACTGCATGCATCTGGAAAGATGGAAAGCGTAAAACACTTGGATATTTTGATACAGCAGAACAGGCACATAAGTCTTATATACAGGCATCAATCAATATTCATGGTGAGTTTGCAAATACAGGAGTTGGAAATGGCACTCGGTGATTACATTCTTTGTTGCAAGTGTGAAGTGAAACTTATCTATGACGGCGACAGAGTCCAGCGTGAATGGTGGGAGGAGCGTTTTGGTAAAAATCCAGAGATTGAATGCCCTGATTGCAAACCACAGCGCAAGCCGCTGACGGATGAGGAGATTATTTTGATTGTGGCTGAGTGCGCGTCTTCTCATCAGCACACGGACATTCACTTTGCCCGAGCCATTGAAGCCGCACACAACATAAAGCAGAAAACATGAAAGCACGACAAGTATTCCACGCACTGATGTCATCAAAGGGCTATACCGAGTCTGATTTAGCAATGGATGGCGACAAGTACGCCAACCCAGCCATGCAGGGCCGCTGGAATTATTTTTTGGCAGGTTGGGAAATGCGGGGTGTGATGTGATCGAGACGATCTTTACTATCTTTGCCATAGGCTTTCTAGGCATTGCACTTGCCATTGGAGGCGTTTGCCTGATAGTTTGGATGGCCTTGAATGAAGACTAAGGGTGGTGCAAGACCTGGGAGTGGCAGGAAACCCACTCCAATCAGTGAATCCAGAGCATTGACGCTATGGAAAGATGGTGTTAGCAAGAAAGAGATTGCCAAAAGGTTTGGCGTTGATTATGCGGTCATCTTATATTTCTTTAGGAAAAACAAGATGACTAGTCGCAAGAAATCTAGGATTTAAACAATGCCGCTTCATCTTTGCGTCTGTTTTCCAAGCCTTTAAGAACCTTGCCACCAGCCTTGCAATACTGCAACAAAGACTCTATTGCTGCATCTTTATCGCCACGAATAATCTTTTGACGGAAGGTTGATCGCTGTAGCGTTCCCAGACCAACATTGAAGCTAAAGCTGACGCAAGCATCAAATTCACCTTGGGTAAGGACAATGGGAAGAAGCTGAACAACCCCACGCTCAAAGCGTTGTAAATCGGCTCTAAGAATTCCATCTACTTCTTCCTTTGTCCATACACGATTATCTTCAGGGCGTAAAAGAAACTCATCACGATTTTCGATCTTGAGTTTTCCTTGTTCTGGGTACAAAACATGGCCTACACCCACAGTCCAGAGTTTTGCTGGGCAACGATATGGTTTGAACCGCACCCCTTCATGGTGCTTAATCATCTCCACAGCTTGGGCACTGATGTTCATTTCTTGAACGCCTGACCACCAAACCAGAAGCTGACAATACAAGCCCAAATGATCTGGGTTTCGTCATCCCACAGTTGGTTGAGTGCAACATCAAATGCCACATCTGTGTGCCAAGCGTAGTAAAAGCCAAAGACCTCCACAAACATGAACATCACAAACATCCCGTAGGTGATGACGCTACGGGTTGCGGCTCGCATATTGATGACCCAAGTGCTGGCACCCTCACCAAGGGCTATATCGTGGGCATACAGGGCTTGACGCTCTTGCATAGCAGTCTGGGCATTGGTGACCTCTGCTTGGATTTGAATCTGCTCAGTCTGTATATGCTCAATGCGCTCTTGGGCTTCCAGTCCAGCTTTTTTAAGGGTCAATTCCCTCTCAGTTTGCATGGCAGCAAGAGCCAACTCATGCTTCTTGTCAGCCCTGTCTTGAAAGAACTCAAGGATTTTTGGGAGGCCGCCCATCAGGAAGCTGACCAGGGATGAGAACAGAGTTATCATTTTTTAACCTTTCAAGTTGTTTGCGTTCATGCTCAAGTTGTTGGCGTAGCCGTTCCATGCGCTCAATCTGCATTTTGCTCTCGCGTTGAACCGCCAAGGTGTCGTAGTAGATGCTACCAAGCAATGGCAACAACAATACAAAAACCAATACCATGCAACAAAGAGCAACTAAAAACCCCATCTTACTTTTCGATCCATTATCAGAAGGCTGAAGAACAGGATCAGGTACAGCACGAACACTAGACAAGCTACCCCGTAAATTGCCTTGTCCTGTATTGCGCTTATTACCCTTCTGCGTTGCCATTCAGCCTCTCGTTGTTTCTGCTCTTGTGCCAATCTTGCTTCTTCTTGTTCTTGAATGATCTGCACTCTCATTGCATTGACTCTGGTATACAAGTTCCCCAACTCTGGTGGGCTTTGATACACCATAATCTCACGAATCTCTTTGGCTAACTTCTCAAACTGCGTCTTTGCCAATTCACGATGAAGTGCCGACTCCATGATGTTTTGATTTGGGTCATAAACAGTCTTAGACTTTTCTTCTTCTTCACGAATGTGGTCTGCAAGCTGTTGCTGAACCTTGAAGAACTGCGACAGATTAGCCGCCAAGTCAGCCACAACCTTGCCCTCATCCCAAACTTCAGCTTCAGCTTTCTTAGGCTTGGCCTGGGCGACAGGTGCGGCAGCTTGAGGCTTTTTCTTCTTGAAGAACCCAAAGAAGCCACCCACTTCTTCAGCAATAGCCGTGACTTCCTTGGCAGTCTTTTGAACTGCTGAAACAGTCCCTTTGACCTCTTTATAGAGTTCACAGCCTTTGCGAATGGCTGCAACACAACCATTTGCCATCGCCAGGAGGGTGAGAGGATCAATTTTGCGCCCCCTTTTATCTTTCAGCCATCCCGCGCAACTCAATGTATGGAGATTGCCGTTGTTCTGGTTGTTCTTCTTGTTGCATTCCTTGAACAGCACCTCTTGCCGCACCAGTTTTCAGGTCATTTACAGCATCTGCAACCCATTGAATGCCATACTTTCTGCCAACATCAATAGCATCTTGTATTTTTTGTTGGTCAAAGCCAGAAACCTTTGGTTGAACAGCTTGGAAAACCTTTACTGCATCAGATGGGTTGAGCAACAATGCTTTGAGCTTTTCCTCTGTTGCGGCAGATGCTTTGTTTGCCCAAAACTTACTGAACAATGAAGTCATTGCGTAGGTTGCGCCAGATACAGGGTTATAAATACGAGAAATGATTTGCTCTGGAGGGATTCCTGTCAATTGCTCAATTGGAGTCTTTGGAACAGTCTCACCTCTGAACGGCACATTTGTAATGTCTTTAACCATGCGCTCAGAAACAGTTGCAAAATCCTGCACCTTTTGAGCATAAGTTGGCCCAAACACACGATTAAATACAGCGGCTTTGTTTCTGTCGCTCAAAAGAGCAACTGGGTCTGCCGATTGAACAATGTCGTCAAGCATGAATGAGCGCACAGCATTTACTGCATCTTTATTTTGCCCATAACCAGAGTTAGACATGAATTTATTGGTGAAATTTATATCACCATACATTTTGCTAACCAATTCTTGTGGGTTTTTAAAGCCTTCTTTGCTAACAATTTGCTCTCCAGCAACACGCTGAAAGTCTGCATTCAATCTATTACGCTGATTGATTAGATTTTGCACATTGTCTACAGATGCTCGCAATTCGTCATCAAGGCCAGGAATCATTGAAGTTCCACCTTGATTAGCCTTCAGCCACTTATTAGCCGCTTTAGGGTCAATTACATCGTTCTTCAGTGCGGCCTTGGTGAAACTATCAAGGAAAGCATCACGGGCAAGACGGGTTCCTTCTTGACCAGTTGCATCAATGAATTGGCTGACATTAGATTTATTGCCAATCAAAGCAGGAGTGATTTGCTCAACAAACTTCTTTCTATCAACAGACTTCAAAGTCTCAGCAGAGAAAGGCAATCCAACCTTCTGAAGGTATGCGTTATCAGCATTGCGATAGGCTGTGACAAACTCTGAATCAAGGCTATCAATGTGCCCTCCAACACGACCTTTTAGTTCTGTCAACAAGCGAATGTCGGCGGGGTCATTGGCTTTACGCAACTGAGCGTTAATCTCACGCTTCAATGAGTCTAAATCTTCAACAGTAGCGGAAGAAAATTTAATGCCGCCAGGAGTCATTGGAGCGCCTTCTGCGGTCAAGATTGCGCTTGGCTCAGTTGTTGTTGGGCGAAACTTTGCTCGAACCCTGTTGTAAATTGACGGGAATGTTTTGAAAATGTCAGATGCTTGCTCACCAGCAACAAAGTTGTAAATGTCATCAACAGACCCAGATGGCAACTCAACATTATTCTTTTTAGCTAATTCAAATGCCTCTGTGTACAAGGGTTGAACTTCTGCTCTTGCGGCCTTTTCTTTTTGAGCAACAAGATTAGAAACACGCTGTCCAAATACATTGGGGTCAATGGTTTGATCTTTTGACAAATCGGAAATTTGTTCATCAATAGAGCGAACACGCCTAGCCTGTACTTTTTCTAAAGATGGCCCAACAACATTGACCTGAACCTTGCTTGGATCACCAAACAATCTTATTTGATTTTGAGTTAAAGCCTGTTTAGCAGCATCATATTGATTGCCATACTGCGCCCGAAACACAGGGTCTTTTGCCGACAAACTTTGGATAAAGTTGTTGATAACAGGATTGTCTGCAAGCATTGCACTCAATGGCATTTGCACTTCAGCACCACCTGGTGCCTTCAATGACACGCCTTTTTGTGCTTTAGCTGCATCTTGGAGCGTTTTCATAAATGCAGGGTCAGCCGCACCAGCAGCAATGAAAATATTGCTTATGCGATTGTCTACATCTCGCAACAATTCATCTTCAGGAATGGTTCCACGAACCTTGTCCCATTGACCTTTTGCTAAATCAAGTGCTTTCCCAGTGATTGGTGCAGTCTTTGCCACAGTGCCAAACCCATAACCACCAGCCATGCCACCAAACAGGCTTCCAATAAATTGACCAACTCTTGGCGCACCTGCTTTTTCACCAGCAGCTTGTCCAGCTTGCCCACCAGCTTCAGCACCACCACCAACAACAGCTTGTTCAGCAGGGCGCATTAGTGCTTGTCCAAGCATCCCCAAGCGCCTAACTGCTGCAACAGGAGGGAATACATACGACTCAGGAGAAGTCATTGCTTTAACTGCGCCAGCGGCAATTCTTTGCCCACCAGTTTGTGGTTCAGCACCAGTGGAACCCATTGACTCCATCAGTCCTGTATATACAGGCTCACGACCAGCACGATATGCCTGTAAAACAGCTTGGTTTTGCTCTTGTGCTCCAGGTGGCGCAACAAATGGGGTCAGTGGATTTCTACGAGTCAATTGACCGCCAGTTGGCCTTAAGACTTGCTCACGCATCACATTGGCTGCACCAGTAAGTGCTCCAACAGTACCAGCAAAACCCTGTCTTGCGGCTTCTGCTAAATAGCCTTCAGAACTAGGCGCAGTTGGTTCAACTGGAGCAGTTTGTTCGCTTTCTAAGCGCAAACGAAACTCAAACTCTTCTTGTTCAGTCATTTATTTACTCCAGATTGTTGACGCTTGTATTCTTGATAACGGCGTTCTTTTTCTTCATCAGAATACGGCCCTGTGCCCAATCTTGTCATTGTCTTTTTAAACTCAGGAAAATCCAATGCAGTATTAACATCTTCAGGGTTGTAATTCTTGTTTCGCAAAGCTATTTTGCGCTGACGCTCAATTTCATCATTTGCTTTGTTAATTGAAACAGTCCTAAGTGCCTCTAGTGTCTTTTTAAGTTTCTGTTGAGTATCTTTTGATGGAGTACTTGTGAATGCGGTTGAAATAAAGTCTTGAGCGCCACCCAATAACGATGGATCAGCACCAGCCGCCAAAAGTTCTTTTTGACTTAAATCTCCACCACCAGAGATTGCTCTAGCAAACTGTGTTTGCGCTGCCCTGAAAGAAGCAAAGTTATCTGTTTTAAGTGAATCATTAATGCTAGTCAAAGCATTATCTGTAGCAAGCACAATCTTTGACATTGGCTCAACAGTTTTCTGCACACTTGATCTAAAAGTAGGAATGTCAGCAAACTTTTTGTCGCCAGGATATTCAGGCATGACATTTTGAACAACTGTACCTCTGCCAGTAGAAGCCGCCTTGATAACAGCATCAACTTCTGCTATTTGAGAAGCAGGAGCTTTGCTATCAATCAATTGTTGACGATATAACTGTAATCTTTCAATCTCTGTTGGCGTTGGCCCTTTTCCTGGCTTTTCAATGAGTTCTAGGTCTTGAATGTTGCCACTCTTGGCATACAAAGCAATGCTCTGTGGAGTATGTTTACCAGCCCGTAGCAACTGCTGGATTGGGTCAATTCCTTGTCTCTCACGCAGTCTTTGCTGAGTCAATGCCATTTCACTAGAAGCCTTACGAGCATATTCAGCTAATGCACTAGCAGTAGATGTATCGCCCATTTGAGCAGCCATTTGTGCGCCACGCATAATGGAATCTGGATCAGTCATGTCAATCTGTTGTGCCAAAGCATTGCGCTGGCTAATCAGACGCATCTGAGGGTCTTCTACACCCATCAAACCGCCAAAGGCTTGACCCAACTGTTGACCAGCACGACCAAAAGCATATGTTGCCTGTGTGCGTGGGTCTTGTTGAGCAAACTCCATTGCTTGCTTTTGACGCATCAAATCCCGTTGCTCTTGATACAACTCAGGAGTTACCCCGAACAAACTTCCAACAATATTTGGTTCTGCCATGATTATTCCTTAACCGTAAACATTTCGCTGTGTAAATGGAACACCTGCCCGTTGCTCATACTGATCTGGCGAACCACCAGTAAACATTCCAAGCAACGCCTGTTGTGCTTCAGGGCTATCTGCAAATCTGGTCAATGCCGCTCCAAAAGGACTAACACCAGATGCGGCTTGAGTCGTTCTAGCCCCCAACAATCCACCTTGGAGCAATGTTTGACCAACATTAGCACCAGCCGCAGCAGTTCTGCCACCCAATTGTGCGCCAATGTCCAAAGGTGCTTGACCCAGAGACTCTAGTGATGAACCTATACCAACACCAGTGCTAAACGGCGAATAAGCACCCGTCAAGCCTTGTGTGTAGCTTCCAAGCAAATTAGCACCAGTTCCCATCAAGCCAGCGCCAAACTGCACTTGTTGTTGACCAGCTTGCTGTGCTTGTGCCGCCAATGCCGCATCTTGCTGGGCCAAAGCGTTGTAATAGGCCTCCATCTCAGGAGATGCCGCACCCAAACCAGCCGCACCACTTGGACGAGCACCAGTAGCACCCACAGACAATCCACCACGACCTGTTTGAAATAACTGGTTTTGCAACTGAGCCAACTGACGTTCACGGCTGGGAGCCAACAAGTTCTGTTGTTTAGCCATGTAGTCGGCAGCAACTTGCTCTGGAGTCTGGGCCAGATACTGTTGGCCCAGGCCAAACAATCCCTGTGCACCAGCAGTCAAAGGAGCATAACGACCTGCGGCCTTCTCTGCCTCAGTCAAGCCTTGACCAGACAAAGCCATGATGCGGTCTTGCATCGCTTTGAGTTCTGGGCTAACTGTGTAGCCAGCACTTGTCAATTGACCAGTTGTAGGATCAAACCCAAACTGTGATGCGCCAAAACGAGTGGTAACGCCAACAGGACGAAATCTCTGTGCTTCTGCCGCCTGTGCCGCTGCATCTCGCATTGCTTGAGCAGAGATTCGTGCTGCCTCTACATTGGCTTGGTTGGTCAACAAACCACCAGCAGTGCTAATTCCAGTACTAATCAAACCTTTTGTCAGGGTTGGATTGGTTTTAAAGAAGTTAAGAACATCACCAACCTTCAAGCCAGACTGAGTTGCTGTTTGCTGTGCAGCCAAGGCAAGACTGTCATACGCATCTTTGATACTTTGAGTTCCACCAGCCTCTTGAGCCAACTGATAAATCATCTGTTGTTCTTCAGGAGAATAGTTATAAGGAGTCGTGTCCTGCATTTCAGTCGCAAAAGCATTCATCTCTTCATCATAGGTTGCCATATTTCCTCCAGTATTTCCAGTAATCGGTGTAGTTGGTGTTGGTGTTGGTGGTACAAAACCAGATGTATCTGAAATGTCAGTTGTTGTGTCAAATGCAGTTGTACTTGGTGGAATTGATGACTCATAAGGAGCCAACTGATTCTGCAAGTCTTGTTGTCCAGCAAGAACCTGTTGTTCAGTAGGGACAGTTACACCTGTGTTTGGAATAAGTGAATCAACTTTTATGTTGGAAACGCCTTGAATCAACGCTTGTTCGCCAGTTTTACCAGCAAGTAAACCAGCAGTGGTTCCTGCGGCTACTTGTCCTGCAACAGCAGACCCAGTTCCTTGTGCAACAGTGCCACCAGCAAGACCAGCACCAGAACTGATAATCCCAGACTTAACAGCTTCTTCTGGAGATTTGCCGGCCAAAAGATTGGTTGATGTGCTAGAGACAAAATTCCTTACTGCGCTAGGATCACCAACAAGATATTCGCCAACAGCCCCACCAGCAGCGCCAACAACGCCAGCTTTCAATGCTTCTTCTGGTGATTTTCCTTGAGCAACTTGCAGTGCAGCATTTGCCACGCCAGTTCCAATTGCCGTAGCCACTGCCGCAGATGTTGCCGCTGGAAGCAGTCCAGCAGCTATCATCTGTTGACCAATAGCTGAACCAACCCCTGGAGCCGCAATGCTTAATGCAACTGCCGCAATCAATGGTGCGTTTTTAGATAGGCTTAAATCTTTGTCTAGTTGAACGGCGGCTTGATTAATGGCTTGTTCAGCAGGTTGAAATAAGTTTGTAGCTGCATTGCTAATAGCACCAAAAACACCACCGCCACCACTTTGAACTGTAGGCGCATCAAATCCAACACCACCTAAGTATGGTTTTGTTACTCCATCTTTAGATATTGTGTTATCTACTGGGTTATAGATATATAAAGTTTTTGCAGCCATATCATTCTCTTAATGCCAAAAGAACCTGCAAACACTTGCAAGTTACATTGAGATTGTTTTGTACTGTTTTCATTAAACAGTACCATTAGCCACAATATTGCCCAACACAGTCAGATTTCCTGAACTGTCAATCTTCATCACATCAGTTCCTGAGTGACGAATAAGCAGGTTAGTGCCGCTTTCAACAAAGCTAAAGTTTGTGAAGGTTCCATCTGCCTTACTAGCAATGGCAGTCTGAATGTTGGTGAACTCAGTATCAATCTCAGTTCCCTTGACAACCTTGTTAGCATTCCCTGGCGACAAA